GGTCTGCTTACTGAATGATGTCCAGTCGTCAGTAGCCGCCACAATTTCTGTGAGTGCATCGGCCATGTTCATGGCCATCTCACCTAGTTTCGCTATACGCACACGCAGTGCTGCGATCTCTATATCTTTTTCGTTTACTGATGCCATCAGGGCATTCAGGTCAGGGCTGTCGGGCACTTTTCCTCCTATGTTGATTTCCAGCCACCTTACTCGGTCGGTGTGGCACCGTATTTCATCCTTAGCCGTTCCCGTTCGTGTGTGCCTCCCCATATGCCTGGGCATGATCTAGGGCTAGCAGATTCGAGTGCCAGTGCATAGTTCAGGCAGTCAATGCGAACAGGGCAGGTTGCACATATTGCTTTAGCGGCTGCGATATCGGCACGCAAACGAACGCCTGGCTGGGGGAAAAATAGATTAACGTCGTAACCCTTACAGGCACCCTGTGCCATCCATTTAGGCCGTTCAGTCACAGTTCATTGACCAGGGGTCAAATCCACACCGACCAGTTTCGGTGACTGATTCCCACAGCAGGTAAGCAAATCTGAGGTTTAGTGTCGGGTCTGCCATTGACTGTTCAAGCGGCATTGAAAACAGTTCTTCAACCCAGGCACGATGTGTTCGTGCGTTGATTTGTGTCAGCCCGTGATCGCCTGACTTAGAAATGACGTTAGGTAAACATCTCGATTCACGAAACATCAGCCTGCCTAGTTTCTCTAACACTTTTTGATCGTTCGGCCATCCCACACTGACTGCTGTCGGTAACCATTCCTGGCATTTAGTTTCAGGGTCAACTGCGACAACAGTGGTGAATGTGGCCGGCACGACTGTGGTCGTGGTGGTGCTGGTGGTCGTTGATGATTCGGCGTTTATTGCCTCGATACGTTCTGCCTGTTGTTGTGGCGACAGTTCCGTGATTTGCACTGTCTGTGGCACACGCACAGTTGTCACTGGGGCCACAGTTTCTGTGGTTCCCATTGCTGCTATCAGGCACACACACCAGGTAACAACGGCAACGATGGTAAAGCGTTTCAGGTTCATTTTGACTCCTAATGTCGGGGTTAGGTCACTAAGGGTTTACCGACTATTCGACATGGTGTCAAGCACCCAGCAGTTTGCCCCAGGTGACAGGCCCGACGACACCATCAACTGTAAGGCCGTTATCTATCTGAAACTGCTCTACAGCGATCTGGGTATTAGGGCCAAATCTGCCATCAGTGACTAGCCCTAGTTTCTGTTGCAGGATTTTGACACGCTCGCCAGTGCTGCCACGCTTTAATGGTTTGCCACTGAACTGTGTCTGTGGGGCTGGTGCAGTCGGTGCGTTTAAACGTGTCTCTATTGGTGTGTTGTTGCCCCAGTGCTCTGGGTGGGTTTCAATGTGTAGCCAGTTGCCACCATCCCCAGGTGGGCGATTAATCCAGCCTGTTCCGGCTTGCCAGTATCTTTTTTGTGCGTAGTCGTGAATTCGCTGGATGCCTAATTCGGCACTGTTTTCAATTAGCCAGGGAATGACCACAGATTCGATGTGTGCCCGATCGGAATAACCACAGTCACCTGCAGCACCATAGGCGTGACTTGACCATGCCGTACCGCCTCTGATGGGTCGTTTGTTGTAAATGCCCAGGTTTGTCATCTGATGGTTATGCCGTAGATAGTTCACGATCAGTGCGACATTCGGGCTGGCTGTGTTCATTGCAGTTTTTTCGGGGGCTGGGTAGCCCCTCTGGTAACTGGTGAATTTAGTTGCTGTCGTCATTTTTGTTTTCCTTATCTTTAAGGCCGTTGCTGGCAAGGATTCCTGATAGGGCACCTGTTAAGAAAAGCATCATGGGTGCTAGTAACGCCCAGGCTGATTCGTCGTTTGGTGACACGTCTAATGGTTGCACGACAAATAGCAGGCCGTAGATCAGTGATGCTGTACTCATCACGAATGTTAGTGACAGTGTTACGCCGACGATCAGAATCAGTCGTGCTTTAATTTCGCTGTTTGTTAAGCGTTTCATTGTTGACACCTGGGGGCTGTGGGTTTGGTTTCGCAAGTGTCACGCACTCGATCGTTACAACTGGTGACCATGAACATCAGTGCAATGGCAAGGCCTGCGATCACGGCAAGTGTTTTCATGGTGTATCGGGGAATTCGGCTGTCGGGCCTGCTGTCCATGTGGCTGGGAAGTCTCTCAGGGTTTGACGATAGGCCGCCCATGCTTGACGATCTACTGGTGCGTCTGCGACTTGTGTCCAATCGGATTCCTTAAGCATTGAATCACGGATTTTTCTCATCATGCTTTCGTAATCGTTGTCAGTATTTTCAAGGTTAATAATCATGCTGGGCCAATGTCCTCTACTACTAGCCATGCGGCTTTACCTGTGCCACGGGCCAATAAGATTGTTACACCGCCACTGTTTTGGGCTGTGGCAACAATGTTTTGAGTGCCAGCCGAAAAAGTACCAAACCAAACAACTTGACCAGTGGTGTCAACTGCTGATGACGGGACCCACTGGTAAGCAAGTTGCAACAGTGTTCCGGCTGTAGTCGTGCCGTTTCGTATACGCATGACTACTGCACCAGCACCAGGGCCACTGATACCTACGTCAGGTTCAAAATAAGTGATTTTGTAATAACGTGACGCGACAGCAGTGAACGATATTGCACCCAATTCGACTTCCTCAGTAGTTACTGAAGCGTCACTGGTTGTTGATGTAGCCAACGCCATAATTCCACGAGGGAACCGATTTGCCTGATCTGCTGTGTAGACAGCACCACTGGAAAACTGTGTGTTGGGTGAAATCGCCATAATGTTTCTCCTTTACCAACCGAGACGGCTGGTATCCAAAATACCTAAGGTTGATGAGTTAAGCGTGAAATATTGATAATTCGTTAGGGGGCTAAAATACACTGTGTATGTTGTTTGACCAGGTACAGCATTAAAAGAGAAACCCTCACAAACAACATTCACCGTAGTTTCAGAAACATCACCTGGTTTTAACCATTTGAGTGTTGCAGTGGGGTAGTTAGCAATATCAGCGATATTAAGAAAATCACGAATGTTTTCTTTATTTCCCGTGATGTCTGAGATATCAACTTCGTAACGGTAATCAGTAGGATTTGCCAACATTGTCGCCAACCATGACGCTAGGCCCGATGCTTGCGTAGTGTTGTAATCAACACTGTTCATTTGAAAACCTGAGGCACCGTACAAATCCACCGAACTCGAGTTAGTAACTTTTTGTTCGGTCAAACCCTCTGGTGTAACTGTGACCTGGTTAAAAAATTGTTCACCTAAAGCAATTCGGCGAAATCCTATATAAGTAATATCTGATGCACCGCCGCTGGTTCTAGTGAATGTTTTACCACTTGACGCTGAAACATTTTGTCGTGATTTCCATCGCAGAGACCAGTCACCAAATTGCCAGATTTGGCCCTTTTCTGTGTTTGCCAGCAAATTAAGCCGGTTCAAATATGTTCCAGAATAAGTAGATGCCGAGGCCGTTGACAGGCTGGTGGTGTCTAATTGAATTTGTGGTATTTGTTCAGGGCCATAAGTGCCTAAAACCTGGGCGGCTTGATTACCTGTAGTGGCTTGAGTAAACGTGAAGTTCTGTAACTGAAATTTTCCTGAAACTGCTAAAGAATCTAAACAGGTAATCGTGGCAGTTGATAAACCTTGATTTTGTCCGACATAGTCATCGTAAACAATTTCGGAAACTTGACCACCTTGCAAGTAGTCGCCATTACTAAAAAGAATGTCAACCCAATACCCACGAACAAATTGTGCTGCCTCGTTGTCATTGTTTGCAATAGTGATAGTAAAACCACCACCAGCGTAATTGTCCATGTATGACGTTCGCCCACTTTTGCCTGCAAAAGATAAAACAGAACCTGTATATGGGGCACCAACGAATGAACCTGATTCCCAGTGGTATATCTCAAATGTGAACTGTTCTGAACTCATAATGTTTGCACTGGTAAGCGGCCAGTGTTTCTGTTGTATTGCTGCAACGCTCGAACAATGCTGTTCGGGTCGCCGCCGTTGACATTTATTGTGATATTGCTGCTACCGAAACTGCCGAGACGGTCTAAAGGTATTACTGCCTCACTGCCTGCCTCACCGATCATGGCAATGGTCGGGCCTGTAACGATTCCACCCTTAGCCAACATCGGTATTTGGGGTACGTCTGGTGGGTTGATCGTTGCCGAGAAACCGAACGCCGAAATTTTGAATTCAACCAGGTCATTAATTTTGTCAATGACTTTTGAGTTAATGAACTTAATGATGCCGTTAGCGAACGATTTGCCGATGTCCATGCCTTTTTCGCCCAGCCCTTTTAAGGCTGTCACTAACGCATCGATTAATGCGTTGCCCATTTGGGCACCGACACTGATCATCGTGCCGACTAAATCAATGAACAGGCCAGGAATTTTTGCGATTAGTTGCACAGCAAATTTCGCTAGACCTGTGGCGGCCTCGGGCAGTAATTGTGCTACCCAGCCCAACATGGCACCAGCGAGTTTTACTGCCTGGTTCGCTATTTTTGGTACAGCCTCAGTGACGACCCAGTTCAAAATCGTTAGAAGTAATTCGCCGAGTTTGCCGAGCATTGGCACGATCAGTGGTTTAATCCAGTCAACAAATGCGTTACCTAATTCGATGAGTTTCTCAACCAGTTTCGGCAGGCCCTCATCAATTAGCCAGTTAGCCAGGTCACCGATCAGTTCACCTAAACGCTTTAGGGCTGGTGGTGCGGCCTCCTCTATCCATGCCCAGAGTGCTTTAGCACCCTTACCGAGTGCATCAACTAGCCAGGGTAAACCAGTGTTCAGTAACCACTGCCCGAACGCATAAAACATTTCGCCCAGTGCACGCAGTGCTGGTGGGTAGGCATCTTTTATCCATTCCCACAATGCTGTGCCGGCATCAGCCAGGAACTGTTTCAGTTTCGGCAGTTGCTGTTTGACCAGATCAATGACACCAGCCAGGCCACCCTTGCTGAACGCATCAGTTATTTTTTCTACACCAGGAATGATTTTGTCAGAAATGAAACTGACCACAGTCATAAACACTGGCAGTAGTTTCGTGCCGATCGTGGTCGCCACGTTCGCGAACGTTGCCTTAAGAATTTTCTGCTGGTTAGCCAGCCCTCCACTAGTGCGTTCAAAATCACCCTGGGCATCTGCAGTCTGTTTAAAAATTGCGGCCTGTGCCGCCAAAATCTTTTGCTGTTGCGTTAACGGGCCCTTACCGTCATAGATGCCCTGGGCCATTGCCTCAGCCTTAAGTGCGGCATCATCCAGCATGACCCCATAGCGTCGTAGTGGTTCTGATTCACCTCGAAGTGCTGAACCGATGGCCTGAATCGCATCCTCAGGTGTCGTGTTATTGAACGATGCCAGGTCTGCAGCAAGTGTCGTGAAATCGTTGCTGAATGTGGATAGTTCTGCACCACCGAGGCCTGCAGCCTTACCAAAAATGCCGAATGTGCCTGCAGCATCTAAAACGTTCTGTTCTGACAGCCCTAACGATTTGGCGGCAGTCTTAGAGAAGTCTGTGATCTCCTTGCCTGAAGTGCCAAAAATCTGGCCGACCTTGCTGGTTGATTCAGCCAGGTCTGATGCCATCCCGATCGCTTTATAAGCACCGACACCTGCAGCGGTACCGACAGCAAGAAACGCTGTAGCGGCCGCCTTAGCAATGCCACCGACTTTTTGCCCGAACGTTTCAAACGATGTTTCAGCGTCACGAACGCCTCTGTCGTTATAGTCAGCAAATATCGGAATTTTGATAGCCATCAGCGTTCAACCTCTCGGCTGATATCTTGCTCTATTTGTTCGAGTAGTTCCACTAGGTTCTCTCGCACGTCATCTATGTGGGCCTCAGCCTCGGGCCACATGACACGACTAGAACGCCGGCCGAATGTGGTGTCAAATGCTCTCGCCAGTTTGTTATTTGTTTTTGCCCCTGCAATATCAAAAATGACTGCTGCAGCGTTTGACTGTCTCACACTGATCGCTGTGGATGCTTTTCGGCTGGTGTCAATTTTGACCCTGACACCGTTGCGTGCCCTGCTGGCAGTTAACGGGAATTTTTGTGCACCATCCTGTGACCATTTGCGTTTTGTGCCCGATGGGAATCGTGGGTCGTCATAGTTTGACTTCATGGCATCGGTCATCTGTTTAGTGATCATGCGAACGTTTGTGTTAAACGCTTTACGCATTTCAGGGTCAATTTTTCGCAGTGCCTTAATGGCCTCCTTAACGCCCTCAACCTCTGGTGTGCCTGCCATGTTTAACCCTTGCGTTTGTTCAGAATTTCAACCACCGTGATGTAGTCCCTGGTTTCGAATTCTATGTGATGGGGCCAGTAGCCGACACTCACTAACAGTTCTGCTAGGCCTCGGCTGAAACTGCCCCTGGGGTAGGGTTTTCGGTTTCCTCACTCACGATTTCTAACTCGATCAAACGCTTAACGAAATCATCAAAAATGGCTGGCACAGAAACGTTCTGCTGCTTACAACATTCGTAAGCCATAAACGCTAAATCCTCCATGCCGATTCCGTTCGCCATGTCTGATGCCTTGCGTTTAAATTTGCGTTCCCATGAAACGATCACGAACAGGTTCGTGGCGAGTTCTATGGGGCCTTGACCTAAATCGATGCGTAGGTGCAGTTTCATTTGTTCTCCTATGTCGGGCTCGGTTGCTTATTGAAAACTGTTTATGGGGTTACGATGTCTCGGGCCCAGGTGCCACCAGTGAATGTGACATCAACTGTGCCGAGTTCACCGACTGTTGCGTTAATCGGTGTGAACGTTGCCAGCATTGCGTTCGTGATGGTGTACTCAGGGTTAGTTGCCGATTCGGTCGTGCCGGCAGGGCTGATGACCAGAACGGTGCTGCCCTCGCCCACCATTGAGTTAAGCACTGCCTCGACTTCAGTGGCACCGTATGAGAGAAACAGGGTCAGTGTTACTTCTACGGACTGCAGGCCCTTAGTGAAACGATGACCAGTGTCGCCGAATGCGGTTGATTCAAGGCTGTCATAGCCGATGGTGATCGTTGCGTTAGTGCATTGATCGGTCAGGTCGGTGGTGGTTGCACCTTGCGTGACATTGACTGTGGGGTGTCATAGACGTGTGTTTCGGTGACCCAGTGACCTGTTTCGGTTTGTCGTTTCGTGGTCACCATGTAGCCAGCATCGTGTAGTTCTCTCATGCCTGTTCTGATGCTCTCACGCCCATCTGGGCTAGTCCTGGCGAGGTTGACACTGCTACTTGACCATTCGGCAGGCATTGACAGCAAATAGATCAGTAGCCCTCTCGCCTTGAATGACAGCATCGGGTTTCTGACGATTTCGTTCTGAACGATCGTGAAATTTTTGGTGGGGTGTGGTGCTCGAATAATCACTTCGGTTTCCTTATCAGTCGGGTTTTAATTTCGTCTAGGTCTCTCGGTCGCCACAGATGCCATTCGGCACCAGCGGCCTGCAGTGTGTCCCTCCACAGTTCCTGTGCTGGCGACAACTGTCCGATAGCACTTTTTAGTTCTGCGAACACTGGCCCACCAAATCTGTGATGCACCAGGACTAGATCGGGAAACCCAGCCATGCCGGCCACAGGTGTCATCCACCTGCCGTTTTTTAGTTGCACATTCTTAGAGTGCTGCACCATCCAGCCACAGGTTTTAGCCAGGTCAATAACGACCGACTGAAATGATGCCTCGCTAATTCTGAATGCGTTAACCATCAGTGAACCTCCGACCAGAATTTCAGGCCCTCGGTGATCGGGATGAGATCACGGGCTCTCAGCATCCACGAATCGTTCAACGCTTTAGGGCCGTACATTCGAGTGCCTGTGCTGGTGTAGTAAGGCAAATCCTCACCCTGGTTGATTACTTCGGCGTGTTTCGCTGCGTGTTCTAGGAATGTGTAGCCGACGATGTGGCAGGTGTGCACGTTGCCGAAATTTTTTGTTCCTGATCGTTCAGCAACCACGAAAATGTAGTAATCGGGTTTGTGTTCATGTTTCAGGTCACGCTGGTGGATGTGAAATGTGGTGTGGTCGTGTGGGGGGCTGGTGCTGTTGATCGTTTTCACATCAAGTGTGTCGCCGTTTGCACAGCGTAAATCCACGAAAATTTCGTCGGTCGCATGAACCAGCACTTTTTTGTAATCCATATATTGCTCTACGACTAGTTCACCGAGGATGCCGACCAGTTGATCAAACACGGGCCTGGTCGCAAATTTCATTTTAAACTGTTGCAAATTGTTGGCCTGGCGGTAGTCGAATCCACCCACTGCGTGTTTGATAATCAAAATGGTGCCTCCTCTGATTTGGCTGCCGTTTCTTTTAGCGTGTTGATCAGGTTTGAACATTCGCTGAGGGTCGCAGGTATTTCGCCCTTATAGCCCAGTGCTTTTAATAGGCGTTTCTGTGCATCACTGGGTGCCTTAATTTGTCCGTTTGGGGGGAACTGTTTCGGTGCAGGTTGGTCAGTGTTCACTGTCCGCAAACTGGCAACGATGTCAATATCTGGTGTACCTCCACCTGCTGCACGCACTTCATCGGCTGAGGCCATACCGCCACTGATACCGATGCCCATATAGCCCAGGGCACGACCCAGGGCACTGGTGAACCCCACCATTCGTTCACTGCCCCTGGTGAATGGGGTGCGGCCAGGTACAGGTTCACTAGCACTAGCGATGCTGGGCAGTGTGTCGTCGGGTGATCGCCACACAGTGACTGTGCAGATCATCGTGTCACCGATCATTTCACAGCCTGTTTCTTGCACTCGAAGTTCCGGCCATTTAGCCAGGGCCTGAATCAGTCGCACGTTTACTGGCACATAGTTTCCTAAATCCATCATGACCCCAAATTCTTGTCAAAAGCACGACGCTGTTCGGGTGTCATTCGCAAATAGTTCAACAGATCGCTACACCTGACCTTTTCGGCATGGGTTAAACCCTCCCAGCCGTTCTCATAGCCACAGTCCAGACAGATGCCCTTAAGCATCGGTTGCATTCGCAAATCAAAACTGTTCAGTTCCTTTTCGCATTGTTCACAAATAACAATTACCATCAGTAACCCTCTCCATCTATGAATTCGTTTGTGATCAAACGAAATTTGGTTTTCTTAGATGGGTGATTGCTCAGGCATCGTTTGCAGATAACCACCCAGCGTTTCGGGTCGTAGTAACCCATTTCTGTGCCATCAACTATTTCGGTGCATTGTTCGCACGTTGCCGATAATGGTCGGTCATTCACGGTATGCACCCAGCCTGGCACTGATGATCACATCGATGGTCTGCTTACTGAATGATGTCCAGTCGTCAGTAGCCGCAATAATTTCTGTGAGTGCATCGGCCATGTTCATGGCCATTTCTCCTAGTTTCGCTATACGCACACGCAGTGCTGCGATTTCTATATCTTTTTCGTTCACTGATGCGACTAAGGCATTCAGATCAGGGCTGTCGGGCACTTTTCCTCCTATGTTGATTTCCAGCCACCTTACTCGGTCGGTGTGGCACCGTATTTCATTCTCAGCCGTTCTCGTTCGTGTGTGCCTCCCCATATGCCTGGGCATGATCTAGGGCTGGCAGATTCGAGTGCTAGGGCATAATTCAGGCAGTCAATGCGAACAGGGCAGGTTGCACAAATTGCTTTAGCGGCTGCGATATCGGCACGCAAACGAACGCCTGGCTGAGGGAAAAATAGATTAACGTCGTAACCCTTGCAGGCACCCTGTGCCATCCATTTAGGCCGTTCAGTCACAGTTCATTGACCAGGGGTCAAATCCACAGCGACCAGTTTCGGTGACTGATTCCCACAGCAGGTAAGCAAATCTGAGGTTTAGTGTCGGGTCTGCCATTGACTGTTCAAGCGGCATTGCAAACAATTCCTCAACCCAGGCACGATGTGTTCGTGCATTAAT